TTTTGACACTGTCCCATCTTTGGCCATGTACATCATATTTAATAATTGATCACGTTGCATTGCTTTAATTAGTTGTTCTTTCATCATTTCACACCTCTTATTAGGAACGTTTGTTTGTATTATTTTAGAACAAACGTTTGTATATTATCAAGTGAAAATTTTGGAAATAAAAAACGCCCCATTACCAATTCAGGTAACAGGCCTTTGAGCTGTATATGCACTGATGTTATTTTACTTCATACAATTTTGTTATTTTGCTCTCATTATTATAAACAAGTTTTAATCCTAATAGATCGGCTAACTCTCGTGTTTGAACATACGTCCTACCATCTATAATTACAGCAGGGATGGTCTTAGAATCATTGAGCATGACTTTAGCTTCTTGTACATCTTTCACTTTCTCTAAACCCTTTTTAATGTCTAACTTGAATTGTTCCTCTGTAATACCCATGCTCGCTAAATACGAATATGGATCTCTATGTGTTGTACCTTTTAAATTATCCGTAATCCATCGGTGTGACTTGATACCATTACCCGCACCATCTAATACAATAGGTACTCCAGCCTCTTTCGCAAGTTCCCTTAGTAACCAAATATAAGCAGCATAGTCCTTTTTAAACTGCTCCTTATCATTCGTACGGGCTAGTTCTACTTGTGCGTAACTAAGTGGATTTCCTTTTGAACCACAACCATACTGTAACTTGCCAACTGGAGCAATTTGCACAATACGCCCTCCGCCCCCTACCCAGTGAGACGTAAACGCATTAGCTTTATTACGGTTCATATAAGCAATTTCATTTTCTAAAGCATTAGGACCACAATTGTTTGGGTTTCCTGATTCGTGAGCGATAACATATTTAACAGCTTCTAAAGCGAAGTTAGGTAAACCCGTCATAAAACGTTTCTCAACTTTATATGTCATTTGTGACCACCCTCTTTTTTATTAAATTTTTCGATTGTGTCATCAACTATACCTGGCATATCTACACCTAGCATTTGCAGATTTTCTGCAATACTTCCACCTTCTTTATATAAAAACAGCGCAAGTGTGAAGCCTGTTAAATAAAACTCAAGTCCAAACATCATATCTAAAGCGAATACAAAGACAATTGCTACTAACTCACTTATCCAGCGAATAATACCATCACGCATTATTGCTGACTTATAGTTCACTACTCCTTTCCAAGTTTTTAGCAGCCCTGTTGTGAAGTCGAGCATCTTAAATAAAAAGTAAGCAGCAAACATGTAGTAAATTGGCTTTGGTACTAATACTAAAATAGGGTGTTGAATAATTTGTGTAATGTCCATATAATTCCATCCTTTTTTTGTCAAATTAAAAAGCACCCTCATTTCAGGGGTGCTTAAAGTCGTTTCGCTATTTCATATATCACTGGCACACTCACAGAATTGCCAGCTTGTTTATACAATTGTGAATCTGAATTTACGTCTGCAGCCTTTTTAAATGCTTCGTCTGGAAAACCTTGCAGTCTCCAACATTCTAAAGGTGTAAGCCGTCTAATACGAAATTCATCTGTTAACACACCTTGTTGGCAACCTGTATCCAAAGTGTTAGCAATCCCTTTTCCTACACGTCCTCTACGAGTTGTTGAGTTAGGGACGCTAAAGTTCACACTGTCACCTGGATAAGCCACATCGTAGCCTTTTGTAGTAGCCTCTTTAATAGCCACACCATGACGATCCTGTGCTGTAATTGTAAACATAGGTTCATCTGGTCCTTTGACACGTCTACCATTTTGTCTTTTTTCTATACGGTCAGGTGTAAGAACTGGTAAACAAATTTTAGGCACAGGTGGTTGAGTTAATGTAGGGCTAAGACCTTTGACATGATACACACGATTTGTTTGTTCGTGTTTACCAGGTAACTTCCCTACAGTTCGAATAACAACTTGCTTAGGGTTTTTAGCATCTGTAGCCATCAATGATCCTACAACGCCATCAGAGTCGTAAACTAACTCCCTTTGACTAAGTGTTGTATTAATGTTCTTTTGAGTGCTACCAAAGATTTTTATTTTTGATTTGCTATTAGATCCTTCACTTTCTCGTCCGATAGGAAATACTTCTCTGGTACTTGTTCCTCTAAGATGTCCGACAATGAAAATTCGTTCTCGATTTTGTGGTGTTGGACGTTCTTTAGTTGAGAAGTGTTTAGTGTTAAGCAATTGCCATTCAACGTCATACCCAAGCTCATCCAACGTATTGAGGATAATTCCGAACGTTTTCCCTTTGTCGTGTGATAGTAACCCTTTAACGTTTTCAAGGAATAAATACCGTGGTTTGATTTGTTTAGCCGCCCTTGCAACATCAAAGAACAACGTTCCTCTAGTATCTTCAAATCCTTGACGTTTTCCAGCAACGCTGAATGCTTGGCATGGAAATCCTCCGCAGATAATATCGACTGTTCCTCTAAATTTGCTGAATTCTTTGTCTGAAACTGTTGTAATGTCATGTGCAGTCCACTCTCCTTCTGTGTTGTGTATAGCTTCATATGACTTGCGTGCAAATTTATCCCACTCGACATAACCTGCACAGGTATGTCCAGCTTGTTCCATGCCTAGCCTGAAACCGCCAATACCTGCAAAAAAATCTAAAAATTGCATAGCTTTTTCCCCTCCGATATGTAATAATGAATATCGGATAGGAACATCTGTTCCTATTCTGTAATGAGAGGCTCCTATATGTGAGCCTCTTTTTTACGTTATTTAATATTCAAATTCCCAAGCGTTTGGGATTTTAGGCATAAAAAATAACGCTAGCTTATGCTGCGTTTATCTGATCCGACACAACCTCTTTTAGATTGCTGATATTTGGCACTTGTTCTACTTGATACGTACCTTTTTTAACTAACCCAACCCATACAATAACCAATCCACTAAGCGCATTAAACATTATGCACCACCCCCAACTAATAGAGATAATTCTGCAACAGCTTGTGTCAAAGCATCTATCTGTTCTTGTTCAGCACTTTTAGGCATGTCCATTAATATAGGTTTATGAGGTGTGACTGTAATGTCTACCCCCACAACCTGTTTATTCTGCGGTGTATCTATAACTAAGAATGGTACACCTTTAGGTTGTCTTAATTCTTGTATTGAACTAGTTACAGAAATTACAACACCATCTGTATCATATATAATCATTGTTTTCATTATAAAAACTCCTTTTATCCATAAACTTTTATAGTATAAGTACCACCATTTTTATATAAATATAGTTCTGCTGTTGTGGTAGTAAATTTAGGCATACCAGGCATATAGTTACCGCCACCGAAATAGCCACCGTCTCCAAGCTCTGTTAAATACACATGATAATTCTGGAGACTGTTAGTAACAACCATCACTGAATATGGAAAACCCCAATCAATTTTTTCAAAAGCATCATTTCCAGTAATATAAAAAATCCTAAATTGTTTTGGTTGTACATTACCTGTTATACCGAATATCGTTTTACCTGCTAAGATATTACTAGCAGTTAAATTAGAATCCCCTTCGACATAACCAGTGCCATCATGTGACCCTTTAAGAATAGTCTGTTTAGTCGTTGAAGGTTTAATGATTTGTTGACCTATTTCCACCTCGCTTTCACCCTGTAAGATAAAAGCCCCCTTCGCCGCGCTATAGCGAAAGCTGTAAATTACATCTTTCTTTAGGTTTGTGACAGAAAAACCTTTCGAATTTAAGATGTTTTTCACGCCTAGCCCGTTAACATTGATTGCCGCATTACCTGCTACTTGGTCGGCATTGAGTCTCAAAACTAACCCCATACCGTCAACATATTGAGTTGGTGCAGGGGACAATGTGACCGAATAGGTTGGGCTATTAAAAGTAGTGACACCGTAGCCCGGGTGCTTCACATAATCGACCTCATGGTTTTTAAGTTGTTGTTGAGCATTTTCTAGACCAGAAACAACCACTGCTACTTTGTCATCTACATACTTCTTACTTGCATAAATAACTGACGGATCAACTTTTAGAGTCACTGCACTTGCATTCGTGACTTCAAAAATTGCTTTAATATAAAGATCCTTGGAGCTCCCTTCAGCAAAATTAGGCTTGTACGTTAGTGGTAATTTACCTATGGCCAACAAAACATTATTGTCATCAAAGATACCAAGTTCACGTATTTCAAAACCGCCCACGTTACCTGGTATTACTGTCTCGACATTAACCCAATTGGGATTAGTCGTATCAGCGGTAACAGAAGATATATTCCCAATCCACACTTGATTACGAAGGGCTGTAGCCTCTTGTGTGGGTGTATAATAGGCACCATTCCCATCTCCTACCCCTAACTTCGCAAAATTTACTTGTGTTTGATTAATTACAGCGTTGGCAATAGCTGCTAAACCTGCATTTGTGAGTATAGTATAAAAATTTTCGCTCACTTTAATTTCCTCCTTTCGGATAAAGTGTTAGTCGTTCTACATTTGCTGTATTAGCAGCTGCAACATTAATCTTTGCATTCGTTGATAAATTCGTAACTGTGTATGGATACACCACGATTTCTTCACCTGTAAGCGTTGCAGTACCGATATAAACCTTGTTTTGCTTGGAAGTTAGAATAATATCCAACACTTCAAGCCAGGAACGATTGTTTTTGTACGTTTTGATTAAACGTTCCAAAAGTCTAATTGTGGTATCATCTACACCTTTATCAGATACGTCTATACGTGCTTTGAAATAATAAGGATCGCCTCCATATTCAAACCACTCTTCTATACGGCCTTGCAAATTTAGCAGTTCAAATACACGTAACAATGCAAATTTCGTCCCTTTCTTTCGATGCACATGTAAAGCATTCCTTACAACGTTTTTCTTTTCTTCTAGTGTAAGTCCTTCGTAAAAATCCACATGTTTCTCAAAAGCTAAAAAATCGACTAACAGACTTGGTGCATCTTTTAATAAATATAGATTTGAAATAGCTCGGAACTCGTCATACAACTGTGTAATTTGAATTTCAAAAGCTTCTGTTAAAGCAATTGTGAAGGGATCGTTTTGTAATGAATAGGGTAACAGCTTTGTTAAATCAGTCATCAATGAACCCCATAAACGTTAATTTTGGTTCGTTCGCAACAGCAATTTTTGTCTTTTCAATTTCTGTATAGTTCACCCCAATTACCTCCACACGCTCTGCTAATTTTTCAGATTCTGTACTTTTTAACCTTTTCACCACTTCACTCGGATTGACATCACGCCCAAGCTTGGACCGTTGCCAAACCAAATATGCTTGATATTCAGTGTCGATTTTCTGCATGAGCTCATCTGCTACCGTTGCTTTGCTGTTTGGTAGCCAATACTGTACTTCTAAATCAAAATTTTGTACTTCAGGAATAGTCGCTATGACATTGTCAGTGAGTGGTCTTATGTTCTCTGCAGAACAAATGGCCAAGATTTTATCTAGATGTTGTTGTGTAGGAATCTCACCATTTTTAAGTAAGGCCACAATGCGCGTTACACCTGGTGAAGGACTGTCTACCTCTACATCCACAATGTCTTGACTAGATGTTAGTGCATAATATTTATAAGCTAAATCAGGACCAGCTACTGAAAATTTCTCCGGAGCCAATCGGATACGATCAGCGTACGGATCATCTTCTTCTATTTCTGCACCGCCACTCGATACAACCGTGTTAACAACCGATTTAACGTAGGGTAAAGGATCAACTAGTGTAACCGTCTCACCAGGTAAATAATCGTTACCGATTTCGCCTACTTCTGTGCAAATTACTGGCAGTTCAATGTAATTAGTATCAATAGGTACTACCGCAATTCTGGTAGTCTGGAAATAAACATCTGCAATTTTTACCCTTGTTCCTTGTGGTATTGGCAAAGCCACACCCCTAGCAGTCTCTAAATTGAATCCTATTACTGTAGTAGCTGCTTTTTCTTCTAGTCTAGGTGTGTCTAATTCGTCACCTTTTAGATCAAGCATATCGTCCGAAGCGTACGCCAACAGCATTTGTTTCAATGCGTGTTCAGCTCGATTTCGTTCAAATGATACAAAGACGGCCAGTGATTCAACGTGCTTTCGCCTTGGATCAGCACGCTGAAATTCTTGACCTGTTTTATCATTTATATGCTGCAACATTTCACTAACAATGGATTCAGGAGACTTCTCGAAGAACGATATATCAGGTAAATTAAATCTATTCGCCATTCACAGACACCTGCGCTTTCGCCTTGAAAATGCCTTGTTCGGCATCCCCTGTAATTTCAATTGCTTCTATAACAGCTCTTGGTTCAAATTGATTAACAGCCCCTACTACCCTTGCACTATACATAGCTTTAAGGATTGGAAGGGGTCTATCAACAACCGATTCTATGCCAAACTCACGGTCCAAAGGGCAGTCCATTGCAACTGTAGACATAATAAAAGCGACATTCTGCAGTACCTCTTGTACGCCTGTCGCTCCGTAATTTATTTCTTTCATGGCCTCTACTTCATACAATTAACTCACTCCCTTGAACGTTGAATATTTTGTACTTGCTGTTATATACTTTCCACTGCCAAGATGATACCAATCACCCTTTTTCTCATACACGGTTAATGTATTGTTCTTTGATGCACAGCCAAGGATTTTATAACTTGTACCTGGTCCATTTCGAATATTAACCGACTGAACAGTTATGGTAATGGTTCCACTCTTTTTCTTCGATGTGTTGCTACTGTTACTTGTTGTTGCTTTTTTAGCAGTATTTTGAGTCGTCTTTTTAGTTGTTTTAATGGTGATGGGGTATTCCATCATGTCCACTGTCGCTTCGATACTAAGGACATTCCCTCGGTTATCAATGTTTTTATACGTTTCGTTAATTTTGGTTATCACAAATGCGTTATTAGAAAAAGGACGATTCCCTATAATCAGTACAGCCCTTTTTCCTTTTCGTACATAATCACGCCATTTATCCAACTCTTTAATGGGATTTACGCCCAAATCTGCACGTAAGACCATATCAAATGTAATTGGATCAACTTCTGGTCCATCAAACTCCATGATCGGTTTTTGATGTTTAATTGCATGTTTAGTGTACCTGGCTTCTGTAGTCCGGTTTAAATTATCGAATGTATGGATTTTATCTCGCGAAACTTCAAATACCAAATCCCCAAAGGTTCCGATTATGGCCATAAAATCACCTCTATTCTAATTCCCCTAACATATAGCTTTTGCCATTAGAGAAAGAGCAGACAACAGTCGCATCTATTTCTGGTAACATCGTACCTTTAAAAACCTGTATTTCTCCTGAAACCATATCATTACTTTCTAAGCGTTTCACACGAATAGTTCTTGCTGCAGCATCAACATTTACAACTTGGCATTCCTCTAACATCAATATCCCTCCAGGCATCTTCCTAAATATAGGGTAGTGGAGGAATCATTTTGAATCACCTGTGAAGCAATGTACTTTCCATTTAGTTTCCCAAACTCTACTAAATTGAATGTCATTCCTGCGTATAAAGGCACCAATGAATATACTTTTAAAGTGACAGTAGTAGCCTCTCTGTTTTTTTCTCTAAGTTTTTTCTTGGCTATTCGTAATGCTTCTGCTTGTGATGACACCTGTTGTTTCACATTTAAAACTCGACCTGTTTTAGGTGGATTTTTAGGCGTGAAAGTAGCCGAAATGGTTTTCTTTTTTAACGTATGTGTCACTTTGCAAGCCTTGTATGTGTCGTTTAATGTATTTGTAAAGCTTCTTTCGATTACTTTTATTACATCTGTTTCTTTACTATTACGTCTGATGTAATACTTGGCTTCTTGTTTTTCATAATCTTCTTCATTTAGGACGACAATGCTGTTATTAGCGATTTTTAAGCAAAGCCCTTCATCTTTACATAGACGATAAATAAAAGCTAAATCAGTTTCGTTGTCTTGTTCAATTCGATCTTTTGTAGGGTTTTCTGACGATTGCCATACAAGTTTCATGCCGTTCCTCTTTGCAATTTCACTAAACACACTTTTTAACTTTACTTTTTCCCAAGCTTTACTCTTATGTTCCCCTCGCAAACTCGACTTCTCAGATGTTGCTAGGGCCATAATGGTTATAGTTGATTCATTCCCACTGATTGTATCCACTTCAAACTTCCCTATCTGTTGTTTAAAAGAGTCGCCTTCCCAGTTCAATTTCTCAATATCAGCTTGTATAAGAGATCCTTTAGACGGAAACCATGCCCCCAACCATAATGCTTCTGAATCCTCTAACTCAATATTCAAATCATCAATTTCCCCAGATAAGTGATCTGTATATGTCCAAGAAATTAAATGTTTACTTAACGTTTCGTTTATATTTTGATGGTTGTACAGAATATTGAGCCGTGTACTTTTTGCAATCTTTGTTGTACTCATAGTTCTTCATCCTCCCCTAACCACTCAGGGCGTTCTGTCACATCTTCAAGCAAAACATCTGGAACATTTAATATAACCCCACCACTAAAGATTAAAGTGTCTTTGCATTGAGGATTTGCGTCAAATAAAAGAGGAAGCAAGTATTCGCTTCCCCACAATTTGTATGCTATTAAGTCCCACGTCTCACCTTGGGTTGTTCGGTAACTATCCATATTGCGTCCTCCTAGATGGTGCGCCACCAGGTACTGATGCATTTTTAACACGTGATGCTAAATTGTTTAACTCAGCAATCACATTTTGCGTAGCTGTTTGAATACCTTGCATACTATTAAACAGGCTAGCCGCATTTGCAATGACTGCAGCTAATGTTGACATATTAGACGTTGATTGATCCGTAGCCAATTTCAAAGAATAAAATGATGTCACAAACGAAGTACTGACTTGGCCAGTATACATT